TCTGTTACAGATGGATATGTTATTGGTGCTTGCCAATCATCACTACCATCTAAAGCCCATGAGGCATAAGGTTGTGGGCTTAAAAATTTATTTTTTGATGCATCATATACATCACCTATACCTGCATATTTTTTTCTAAATTTATTATTATAAGAAGTTTGCTTAAAATTTGTATCTGGTTTTTTAAAAAAATTTTTACACCATGTTTCACCATCAACATGCATATCATTTTCTCCAAGCGGACCTGCTGCTGTTTCAACATCATTTGCCACAACTGTAACTTGTTTTACAACTAAATGTGTATCAGATGTAAAACCTGTTGGGTCTGTTTTTGATTCTAATTCTGCAAAGTGTGCCATATTTTTCTCCTTTAATATATTAAATTATTTGTTTTAAATAGTCAATTTTTATTAAAAACTCCATTCTCCTTCTTTCACATAGTCATAAACTTCATTTAAAGTAAAAACACCAGGTGCTTGTTTTGGTATTGAAACTGCTGCTTCTTTTATAATTACCAAACCTGATCCACCGCCACCACCAGCAGCACCATCAAAACCACCTCCGCCACCACCACCTCTGTTAGTAGCTCCAGCAGCTCCACCTTTTGAAGGGTTAATTCCACCAATACCAGCTCCATATTGTGGCGTTCTACATAATCCTGAAGCAGGTGTTCCTAAAATTCCACCTCCACCTCCTGGATCATTTCCACCGCCACCGCCACCGCCAGCGTATTTTCCACAACTTGGTATTCCTGGAAAAGCAGTTGTACACACGTCAATTCCTTTTCCACCTCTTCCACCTCT